TCTACAAACTCAAGAAAAACGCCATTCATTACACATATGGAAAGAAGGTGGGTGGAAACGTCTGAGTGTAGCCGGACTTATCCAGAAAGGAGACAGTATCCGTGTGGCTCTAAGACTACAAGGAATCTCCTTTCAACTCAACCCGTCGACAAATTCGTGGACTGGACGGTTTCGTGTCCAGCATCGAATCTTCTCGCTCTATCATTGCTCAAAGCCCTAGGAGATCTTTTGTTGGAGTGCGATTGAAAACGATAAGATACTTATAAATAAATTAAATGTTATCATTAAAAGCGTTATAGGAATTAGTGAAGATGGCGTTTTTAATATATAGTCATAGACCAAATACCCTAGAAAGATCATAACCAATAGATTTACAGTTGTCAATGTTGCCAAATAGACTTTAAGTTGATTGGTTGGAGGGTTTGATGAGGAGGATGACATAATAAGACTAACACTTACGATTGTTAATATAGTTGTTAGGCCTACCAAGAGAGAATATACTGTTTCATTCATCTGACTCTACTGTATAGCCTCTAAGAAATTTTCTGTAAGGCAGTGACACTTACACACATGATTGTCATAAAAATATTAAATGAGAGCATGAAGATAGTAACAGGAATAAAAGAAGATGTATTCCCTGTAACATAATAATAAAGCAACGTTCCTATAGCTATCGATAATAAGACATTTATAGATGTTATCACGGCCATGTGTTTCTGAAGCTCATTTCGTAGATTAGAATTTCCTGCCGATGATCCAATGTAGCTTACACTTCCTCCAATGGATATGATCACTAACGCAACTAAAAGATAAGGTGTTGCTTCCTGTAGGGTTGGCATTCTATCTACTTAGTATTAAGTGTTAATCTGCTGGCATTAATCATTACTTTTGCCTGTTGTCTCAATTGATTATACTCTATGGCTTGCGCATCGGAAAGTGTAAATAAGTAATATAGACCAAAAGCAAGAAGAAAGGAAAGAATAGGCGTAAATACATATCTCCAATAATATACCTGGCTGTAAGCTGTTGCCATCTATTTAGAGGCTATTACTAGATGGCTGCGAAGACTCGGAAACTAAAGAAAACGAATCTAGATCCTCCTGGCCCTCGGCAATGTCATCCGCGCGTCGGCACAGCAAGGCCTGCGGCAGGATGCCTGCCTGAGAGTATTCTGAAGAGAGCCGCAACGAAGGCGGGCCTTAGAACAACCAGTTCGGGGAAAGAGCTACGTAGAGAGCTCGAGGCAAAGTTTGGCGTAGAAGAAGGTCATGAGGCATCATTTGTAAAGGCACTACCTCTCGTCGACTCAGAAAAGGCCTATTTGATGAAAACCTATTTGAGGCCGGAAAAGCCTGCGAAATGGAATGAGGATCCCGATATGTGGCTCGATTCAACAAATATTGAAATGGTCATGAAACAATATGAAGAGGCTAATCCTCATTTTGAATTTATGGGGCCATTTCCAATTGATTTCGCAGCTCCCGATCCGTATCAAAAGGGTGGGTCTCAAAAGTGTCTTATCCGGGAAATGTGTAGTCTACGAGTTATTGAGGCCTTGAAGAATGGTATCACATCCATCGGCATTATCTATAACCTCGACCCTCACTTCAAGGACGGAAGCCACTGGGTCGCTAATTATATCGACCTTCCGAGACATAAATGTTATTATTTTGATTCCTATGGATACGAACCGCCGTCACAGGTCGCAAAATTCATGAAATGGCTTACGACACAGGATCCAAAGATGAAACTGGGCTATAACGCACGCCGTTTCCAATTCAAAGGATCTGAATGTGGTATGTATTCGATGTATTTCATTATCCGTATGCTCGCGGGTGACGAATTCCGCCCTTTTACACGAAAGGCGCCTCGTGATTCTGCGATGCTTGGACTACGGGATTGGATGTTTTCCTCCTAAAGGAAAGAACCACCGTCTATTTAGAATGTCGGCATTTTTGAGCCAACAAAATGAATCGATGATTGACCGCCTTGTCTATCAGGATTTTCAGCGTCGCTTAGGATCTGATTTGAGTGAAAAGCAGAAGACTCGCCTTATAAAGACGGTTCGTCACTACATGACGCAAGTGGCCGAGACCATTCCTGAGGAACCGATCCAGGTTAAAAACAAGGAAGTCTTATCAGCGGTCGTGCCTGATTTCATCTCCTATCTTAATCGCTCCCAGAGCGTCGAGCCGCAGAGAGAGGAACCGAGCCGCCAGGATGTCTCGAGTCGGTTCAGTCAACTCCAAAATGAGAGGAACCAGGGGAAAGCCGCACCGCCCCCTCCTCCCGATTTCCGTGTATCCATGGATAGCGATGGCCCCTCTTCCATCAGCATTTATGAGCAAGTCAAGAAACAAAGAGAAGAAGAGGCAATCAAGAGCGAGGCTCTCATCCAGAGAACCGTCAAGGCCGAGACAACTTTCCAGGATGCGAGAACCCAATCAAGCCAAATGGATCAGATGGTTCTTACAACAAGGGAACAGTCAAGATCGGCATATCAACAGGAATCGGCGGCGGAAATGGCGAGCCGCTTCGTGTCCCCGGATCCTCGTCGCATGTTCATGAAAGACATCTTGGACGGAAATCTGATGAATCAGGGTCAAGGAACAAGCCTTGAGCTTATTGAATCAGCTTCTACCATTGGCACAGGAAACCCGACCATCACGGTCCCAAATAGAACAAACATAAAGCCCCAGGATACTCTAATCCGTCAAGAGGATGTTCTCTCTTACAAGGAAAATGAGTTTAATCTACACATCTACAGTGCCGACAGAAACTGGTTTGCGAACACAACACAGAATCGTTATAACTTTACAGTGAACTTCGACCCTGCTAACAATAGCAGCGGTTTCGCGTTCGCACCGACGGCGGCCATCAAGTTTAAGAATATCACGCGTATCGAACTTGTAAAGACCATTCTGCCGATTGAGGGTGTTGATATCATTCAAACACGTAGTGTGGTTGGTGCCGCCGTGACCTATGGAACTTCACTCAACACGAATATCCTGAGCTTTCCTTATCTGAATATCCGCGTCCCCGAGTTAGACAACAATAACTATGGAACAGACTATAATCTCCAACAGGCATTCGGTGTTGTTCAATACGATGCGAACTGGATCAGCGACAACAATACGGCGTCAAAGGGTGGCTATTTAGCCATGATCCCGAAGTTCTTGAAGTGCCAGAAGGTCTATCAACCGACACCCTTGGCGACTTTACAGAAGATGTCGATTCGGATTGAGAGACCCGATGGCAATCTTGTCAGTGATGCCCTCGATACACTTGATATCAGCGGATTCAAATCATCGTATAATATGAGTGCGTGTCCGTCGGGTTCTGGTATTACGTCAGGAACAAGTTATTCAGATACGAGCGGCAACTATCTCTGGATTCAGACAAAGACGTGGTTTAATCGTTTCCATGTGAACCAGGGAGATCGTATTCAACTACAGGGCGTGGCCTTCGCACCAAGCTATGCGGGCAATACAGGGGCCTCTGCTGATTTAATCAACTTCTTGACACGCAGTCAAGGGCATCTTGTTGTTGGTGTTGGATATACAACAACTGGAGGAGGAAAGGTTTTTTATAATGACAATGCGAATATTGTTGGATACTGTAATTATATCATCATCCGATCAAAGATGGTAGATCCGACAACTGGATCTACACAGCCCGATACATTTGGTCTATTAGGTTCAAGTGCGAACAATACGTTCTTGGATACACTGTGCCCTGCGGGATTGGCCGCGGGTCGCCTCATTAATATAAGCCACCAGACAACCCTTGTATTCCGCGTGATTACAAGAGATTTGGACTCGACGGCCCGTATACGCCCTGATAATCTATAAAGACTCTAAGTAGTAGATAGAGTAGGACTATGGATCCTTTAACAGGTATTGTAACACTCGCAGGTGTAAGCTTAGTTAGTTTACTAGGCTTACGGCTGAAGAAACAAGCGACAGAAGGATTTGCCGCACTTCCGTCCCCTTCTGATCAGTATAGAAACTCCGTCGCGGAAAGTCAAACAAGATACAATGAGTTCACTAGCCTTGTAAACCCTCTTGTTAACGGCGTAATTCCGGTTGGATCAAGTTCGACAGTTGTAAAAAACTCAAAACAAAGAGTGAATGCCGCACTCGGTTCAAACGAAGCAGACTATTCTGCCGTTACAATGAAGCTCCAGCAGTTTAAAAATAAGTTTCCTGTTCGTTCGGACGGCAATGAATCTGTGTTTGCTGTTATTAATTTCTGTAAGGAAACGGGCAAAGGAGACAAGCCGTTTGGACAAGTCAAAGACGGATTAAGTTTTAATGATTACTGCGGTGTCTGCGTCTCTTCTGGTGTAGATGAACTTGGTAAGGCATTTAACACACAACAGGGCCTTGTATTGGATAAAGGAACTCGCGATGCCGCCATAAAAGAGAAAACGGAGAACGATTATCTATTTCCCAGAGTGACTCCTCCTCTTGCGTCGTGCGATGGGGCACCTGATACCCCAGTCTTTGCGATAAATCAGGCCGATTTGGATCTATTTAAGAAACGCCAATACTGCACTACACATGGACTAATTGATCCGAAAAACGGATGTGCCCTATGTTATGAGAACAATACATTTTCATATGTGGACAAAAATACCGCAACACAGAAAATAAGCCTACAGATACGCGGATCTGGAACTGCGATCATTACGTTAAAGGGTAAGACAATTCGAACACTTACACTCTCAGCTACAACACAGTCGGTTGAATTAGTAAATGCGGATGCCTCATATGGCAAGGAAGGAGATATCTTTGTTATTAATGTCAGTCCAATAGCAGCCACAAAGACCACTGCTACGATACCTGCGATCGTCTATGGATATTTTAAAGGAACAAACGCGAATAATGGCTCCTTTACTATGCCCCTTAACTTGCTTTTACTCAATGATAGTGTATCCAACACATCTCCGAAAAAATCAGGTTTTGTATTGGTCGACGGTGTTACGGTTGCGAATATCATCCCTGGAACGGGCAAGACAATTATGAATCTCAAAGGAACTATTCCGTTTACATTTGTCGAACCCGATGATTTCTCTGCGATAGATTGTATCAATGCCCCCTATCAAATAAAAGAGGAATCCGTCAATGATTTTTCAACAGACCAACCATGTTATGCGAAAGGATCTGCCCCTGGAAAATACAATGAGGATTGCTTGAAGTCAATTATCTTGAATGCGGGATGCACAAGCGCAGGCACCTTATATACAAGAGACTATAAAACACTCAATACAGGAAATAAAAGCCTTGACCAGATTTACTCGGCGGTCTCTGCCATAGCACAACTAGATGGCATTGACCCTGCTAAAACAAAAGAATGCTCAGGAAGAAATATCGTTGGTGAATGCGATACGTTTGTATTTAGACCTGATTTGAAATTCACGGGGCATGCCAATGCGAAGAAGTGCTTGACTTATTTATATAAGAATAAGGGAACTGGAACCGCAGCATCTGACAGGACAATTGGCCCGACCTATGGCGGATCGACTACATATTTAAATAACACTTCGACTGATAAAAATAGATATTGTTTACCCGAGGGTGCGTTGAATCCTGATTCCTCAGTCGCCGCGACCGCGACGGCTGCTCTTGCTACACTGA